GCTTTAGTTTAAGAAAGACAGCCAAAGAAGTTCTTGAAGGTCTAAAGATAGATGATACACAGTTTATCGCAATATATTCTTTGGATGAAGATGATATATGGACAGATAGCAAAAACTGGATCAAAGCAAATCCAAACATAGATATAACTGTAAAAAGTTCATCAATTAGAGATGAAATCAACAAGGCAATAAACAATATCAGCCTTGAAACAGGAGTAAAAACAAAAAACATGAACATGTGGTGTGACACAATCACCACATGGATAGCAGATAGATACATATTACAATCATCAAAAGACATCAGTTTAAGTGATATAGATAGCGATGTTGAAGTGATTATTGGAGTTGACTTGAGTAGTGTCAGTGATATAACAGCAGTATCATACATGTATGTGAAGGATGATAAGTTTAATTTTATAGTTAAATACTATTTACCTGAAGACTCAATGAATAGTGCTCAAGATAAAGAGTATTACAAGGTACAACACAAGATGGGCAATCTAACACTAACATCTGGAAATGTAGTTGACTATGATTACATATTAAATGATATACTAAAAGTAAATGAGAATCACTATATATCAAAATTATATTATGATAGTTGGAATGCAACACAATTCGCAATATCATCATCAGCATATATGCAATTAGAACCTTACTCACAAACAATAGCAAACTTTAATAGACCAACACAAGAATTTGAAAGATTGATTCTACAAAATAAAATTGTGTTAAACAATAATGAGATTACAAGATGGATGTTGAGTAATGTATATCTGAGAACAGACTCAAATGGAAATGTTAAACCAGATAAATCAAAAAGAGAAAAGAAGATGGATGGTGTGATAGCAATGTTAATGTGTCTCGGAGGATACTTAAACACACCAAGATATAATATATCAGTTATATAAAAAATAATAAAGAACTATGTTAATAGGAATTATAATTGGAATAGTAGTTGGTGTCAGTTCAACTTTAAGTGTCCAATACATTAAAAGGAACTATACAGTAACAAAGGTTGATATAAAAAAATAATGTTAAATGAATGAAATTATTCGGATATGAAATACGAAAAAATGAAGTATTAGATAAAGAGTTTAGAAGTATATATGATACATACGAAGGAGTCTTCGGTGGTTTAAGTTATGGAACATATACATCATTTCAGGCTTCGAAAGCACTGACACTTTCAGCTGTATATCGTGCTGTAAACTTAATCGGAGATGCAATAGCATCATTACAAATGAAAGTTTATCAGGTAGACAAAGACGGATATAAATCTGAAGACTATGGTCATAATTTATATTCATTTCTTGCTTATGAACCAAATCCAATGATGAGTAGATATGATTTCTTCAAGATGATCATTAATTCAATGTTGTTAAGAGGAAATGCATATGTAAAGATAAATCGTGATAGCAATTTTAACATTTCTTCATTAGAGTTCTTAAATCCAGATTTGGTTTCAATTCAATCAATAAAAGGTGACATAAAATACATAGTATCTGGCATTCAGGGTATGATAAACAACTCTGACATGGTGCATATCAGAAACTTCCCACAAGTAAACACACTTTATGGGATTTCAACAATATCATATGCGATGAATACACTTGATATTTCATACTCAAGTGAGAAACATGCAGGTAACTGGTTCAAAGGTGGAGCAAATAGTGCAGCATTCTTGACAGCAGATAATGGATTTACGAAGGAACAAAAGGTAGAAATCATTGCAAGTCTTAAAAATATGTCTTCAACTGACACAGGAAATCCAAATGGTGTATCAGTATTAGGTGGATTAGTGAACGCAAAGATTCAGACTATGGGCGTTTCTCCAAGAGATTCACAATTATTAGAGACCAGAGCGTTCAATATATTAGATATAGCAAGGTTTTTCAGTGTATCTCCAGTCTTATTGTTTGATAATACAAAAGCAACATACGCAAATTCAGAACATGCACAATTAGACTTCTTAAATACAACATTACTCCCAATAATAGAAAAAATGGAGAATGAGTTTGTCAGAAAACTAATACTACCATCAAAAAGAGTATCAACAGAGATCAGATTTGATTTATCAAACCTATTGAGAGCAGATATGAATAGCCAGGCTGATTACTACACAAAATTATTCAGTATTGGTGTTATGAATGCCAATCAAATAGCAAGGAACTTAAACTTACCAAAGATACAAGGTGAAGGTGGTGATAGATATTGCATCAGTACAAATCTTCAAGATTCAAATAATTTAATTGTCAATCAAACTAATAGTATTGATAATAAAGTAATAGGCAAAACAGATACGACCACTACTACACTTAAAAAATAATGATTATGAATGTCAAAAGTTATTTCAGCATATGAAAGTTTTACAGCAACAGCAATAAAGACAAAGGCAACAATACCAGACCAATCAGACATGACTGTAAATGGTACTAATGTTGAATGTTCAAATATATCTATTGCTAAAGTTCATAATGGTATTCAAAGTTCCTGTTTACATCTATATGGTTTATGTACTTCACCAAGGGTAAATAAATATAGTGGATTCGGACCAAGATACTGGTACGTTTCAGGTGGAAACTTAGTTAGTGGTATAAAAACACCTTATCAATTAGGTGACTTCGCAGGATACAATCATAATGCGCCAGCAACTGGTTGGATGAACAAACCTGCGACAACAATGTGGTCAAGTCCAACAATGGATGTAATTTTTACAGCAGATATTAACGTATCAGAAATAAAGTATAGTGATATAACAAATTGTCATGGCGTTGCACTTACAATATGGAATGCTGCTGGTACAAGTTTATTAAAATTTCAAATACTTGATGTAGATAGTGGTTCATTTGGTGGTAATTGTTCATTAGAATGCACATTTACAGCAGGTACAATAACAACTGAAACTACATATACTGGTAAAATATATTTAACTGATAATACAACAAATTTTCTTGAAAATCTTGGTAATGCATTATGTAAGATACCAAATATAGATGATTTTACTACTACTGTTAAAGTATATGTATCAACTACACTTAACACTTCTGGAACTGCTGGTTGGACACTTTCAAATGCAGCAATCAATTTATCATTAGCAGAAGTATCATTCAATGATATGTATATAAATAATTCATATTCAAATGTAGTTATTCAAGTAAGATTGGTTAAACAGTATGATGGAAGTACAGAAACAACAGAATTTTATTCTGGTGCATATACAGCAAATACACATTTAGGTTCAATGGTAAAAGTAGTTCATTCGTCTACACCAATACCTGCATACGGATATACAGCATACTTGGAAGTATTAGAACCATTCTAATAAAAAATAATATAAGTAAAATGAGAGAAATACGCTCAAATGAAGGTGTAGAGTTTAGATTAGTACCTGCATCAAGAAAAATAGAGGGATATGCACTACTTTTTAATACAGAATCACAAGATTTAGGTGGCTTCACAGAAGTTATAGCACCAACAGCATTGAATGGTGTATTAGAAGTTAGTGATGTATTAGCACTCTATAATCACGAAGAAAACAATGTATTAGCGAGATCAACTAACGGAAAAGGCACATTATCACTAAACATTGACACAAAAGGCTTAAAATATGCTTTTTCAGCGCCAATTACTCCACTTGGTGAAGAGGTATATAACGCAATTGAACGTGGTGATTTAAGAAATTCAAGTTTCGCATTTACTGTATCTGAAAACGGTCAGACATGGACAAAAAACGGTGAAAGTTTTGTCAGAACTATAACTCAGTTTGATAAGATTTATGATGTTAGTCCAGTATATCGTCCAGCCTATTTAGATACAACCGTAGCCGCAAGATCATTGGATTCAATAAAAAATGAACAAATGCTAATGGAAGAAAGAGACGAGATCAAAGTTGAAGTCAAAGTTGAAATTGAAGATGAAGATGATGCTATTGAGGATACAATGGAAGGTGAAGTATGTGATCCAACCGAAGAACCAAATGCAGATTCAGAATTAATTGAAATTGTATATGATGGAAATGTATATACAATTCCAAAATGTATAATTCAAGATCAGATTGACGAAACTAACCAAAAAAAGATTGAGCAATACATATCAGAAATGGAATCAAGTATTGAGCAACTTAAAAAACAATGTAGTTAATATGAACTTACTGGAAATAGTTGATAAACGCAATTTGAAGATGAAGGAACTTGAAGATTTAACTTCAAATGTCAAATTGGAAAAAAGAATGATGAATGATGTTGAGAATACAGAGTTCATTAAAATGAAAAATGAAGTCAATGACTTTAACAAACAAATTGAATCCATAAAAGAAGCTGACAAGTCAGTAAGAAACGATGGTCAATTAAAAAATAACATTAAAAAAATGGAAAATAACTTTTCTTTAATTAAAGCGGTAAGAGAAGCCGTTAATGGTAACAAGTTCTCAGATGAAACAATTGAAATGATTGAAGCAGGTAAAAGAGCAATGGGTCTTAGTGGATTCCAATCTGAAGGTACAATTCAAGTTCCAATGGAATTTGAAAAACGTGCTGATATTACTGCAACTGGTGGTGACACTACAGGCGGATTCGCAGTTGACAAAGATTATTTCAATATCCTTGCTCCACTTACAGCAAACTTAGTATTCACAAAAGCAGGTGCTACTTATCTTTCAGGATTAGTTGGAAATTTGGTGATTCCTGTTTACAGTGGATCTGCAAGTTCTTGGAAAGACGAAACGACTGCTGCTGCTGACGGTGCAGGTACTTTCTCACAAGTAACATTCTCACCAAAGAAACTTACTACAATCTTAACTGTCTCTAAACAGATGTTAAACCAAGATGCAGTTGGACTTGAAGCAATGTTGAGAAGCAATTTGGTTACTTCAATTGTAACTAAACTTGAAAACACTTTATTAAGTTCAGGTGTAACTTCAACAAGTCAACCTGCTGGTATATTCGTATCTGGTGCAACTTATGTATCAACTTCTGCTGTAACATTCGCAAAAGTTGTAGCATTAGAAGGTACAGTTGATACTGCAAATGCTTTAACTGGTAACCTTTGTTACATCACTCACCCTAAAGTAAAAACTGCTTTAAAAACTACTGCAAAATTTGCTAATGGTTACACACCTATTATGGAGAATGACTTAAACGGATACCCTGTTTATGTTACTTCTAATATGTTGACTAACGCAAACGCAACAACCGAAACTGGTCTTTTATTCGCAAACATGAAAGATTTAGTAATCGCACAATGGGGTGCATTAGATATTTTAGTTGACCCTTATACTAAAGGTGCTGAAGCAGAAATCAGATTAATCGTTACAGGTTACTGGGATGCTAAATTCTTAAGAAGTGCATCTTACGCATTAGGTTCTTTCGCAGTGTAATCAGACAGTTGTCTTTTTATATATTTTTCTAAAAGTAGGCAGGGAGTGATCTCTGCTTACTTACAAAAAACAATCGCATATGAATGTATATCGTAACACTTGCAGAAGCAAAAAAACATCTTAATTTAGAATCATACTTTACAGAAGATGATACTTACATAACTAATCTAATTTCAGTTGCATTCTATGCCATTAAAAACAAATGCAACAACATATACTGGGAAGATACTTCTGGTTCTACAGAAGGATCAACTAATCCACCAGACTACGATTATTCAATAAGTGGAACAACAATTCCAATTGCAGTTAAACAAGCAATCTTATTGCTTGTAGGAAACTTCTATGCTAATAGAGAACCTGTATCATTTGGAAACCCAGTAATAATACCATATACAATAGAGTTTCTATTACAACCATATATCAACTATCAATAAAAAATAATTATGTCATACAATGAGAGCAGGAACACTCCGTTATAGTATAAAATTTATTTATTCATCACTTACAGCAGACGCTTATGGTTCACAATCAGAAGAGTGGTTATTGTATGCACAAGTTCGTGCTGGAATAATTTACAAAGGTGGTAGCAAAGGTATTACTGACCTTGAAATGTTTAATTCATCTAACATAGATTTTAATTGTAGATATGATGCATTGATAAATGAACAAATGCGTGTTGTATTTGGTGACAAAACATATAAGATTAATTCATTAAATAAAAATCCATTTGACAACTCACTGATTGTATCGGCTGAGTTGATGGTCGGTTTATCACAACCAGATATAGCATTATCAGGTAGTACATTTATTATTGGTGGTACATCTGGTACAAATGGTACTTCTGGTATTGATGGAACATCAGGAACAAGTGGTGTTGATGGTACTTCTGGTATTGACGGTAGTTCTGGAACTGATGGTAGTTCTGGAACAAGTGGTTATAATGGTTTAGATGGTAGTTCTGGTTCATCAGGAATTTCAACTAATGGTAGTTCAGGAACAAGTGGATTTAATGGATTAAATGGTAGTTCTGGATCATCAGGTGTGAATGGAACATCTGGTGTTAATGGTACTTCAGGAAGTTCAGGTGTAAATGGATCATCAGGAAGTTCAGGTGTAAATGGATCATCTGGAAGTTCAGGAATTAATGGTACATCTGGTTCTTCTGGTGTTTCAAATGATGGTAGTTCTGGAACAAGTGGAATTAATGGATTAACTGGTAGTTCTGGATCATCAGGAAATGATGGAAGTTCAGGTACATCAGGTACAAATGGTAGTTCAGGAACAAGTGGATTTAATGGATTAAATGGTAGTTCTGGATCATCAGGAAATAATGGAAGTTCAGGTACATCTGGAATAAATGGTAGTTCAGGAACATCTGGAATAAATGGTAGTTCAGGAAGTTCAGGAAGTAATGGTTCATCTGGAACTTCTGGTAGAGATGGAAATAATGGTTATGGTTCTGATGGTACATCAGGTATTGATGGCCAAAATGGATTAGATGGTACTTCTGGAACAAGTGGTTTAGGTTTCACAATGGTTGGTGAATGGGAACAATATGTTCAATACTACAAAAATGATGTAGTAAGATATAGTGGCGTATCATATGTAGTTATAGCAGATGTGGTTGGTTGGCAAACACCAGATATTGAAATTGTTAACTATACAATAATAGTACAAGATGGTAATGATGGTACATCAGGTACATCAGGTGTTGATGGATTTGTTGGTTCAGATGGTTCATCAGGCACAAGTGGTGTGGATGGTACTTCAGGAATAAATGGTAATGATGGTACTTCAGGTGTTGATGGCACATCAGGTATATCACAGCAAAAAGGTGTATGGCATCCATACGTAAATTATAGTGAAAGTGATATAGTATTTTTTTCTATTAATGGTACTCCACCTTGGGAAAATTATATCAGTCGTCAAGCAAATAATTTAGCAAATCAACCAAATTTAACCCCTGATTTTTGGCAACAAATTAATGGATCATCAGGTACATCTGGAACATCTGGTGTTGATGCAGTTATACCAGACACATTAGAAGTAGATGAATTATATATTAATAAAGGAATATATGTATATGATATTGGTGATGAAACTGGATATTTTACAGTTCAAGTACCTATGTCAAACTTTCAAAATATATCAGCAGGTACAATTTCTTCAAGTCATGTATCTGTCGCATCAAATGAATTAAGACAAGAAGATATTATATTAAATGGTAATAGTTTAACTACTATATTAACAAACATAAATAATACATCAATAGTTAATTTAGGTACCTGGTCATTTAATACTGATTATCGTGCATATTTAGATTCAGTTTTGTATGATGGTATATTTTATATTGCAATTGCTGATAATAGAACTGATGCAGAAACACAATCAGAAGTTAATCCAAGTAATGATCCAACAAATTGGGTTGTATTTGTTAATACTGGAACAAGTGGTTCAGGTTCATCTGGAACTTCTGGTATAGATGGTACTAATGGTTTAGATGGTACATCAGGAATAGATGGAACAAGTGGTTCAGGTTCATCTGGAACTTCTGGTATAGATGGTACTAATGGTTTAGATGGTACATCAGGAATAGATGGAACAAATGGTTTAGATGGTACATCAGGAATAGATGGTACATCAGGAATAGATGGTACATCAGGGAGTTCAGGTTCATCAGGGAGTTCAGGTTCATCAGGGAGTTCAGGTTCATCAGGTGTTAATGGATATACACCTGCAGAAACTGGATTTACATTCAAAAACTTTAATGTAATATCTGGTTCAACACCTGCAATACCTGCAAATGATCAATTCACTTTATATGGTAAAGAAGTTGCAAATAGAGTGGTTATGCCAACATTTAGAAACTATACTGGTTCAATATATTCTTTGCAACCATTTTTAGGTAGAAATAGTTTTTCATTATGGCAATCAGTACCAGGTGGAACTACACAAACAGTTTTAGGTGCAGCAGCATTAACTGCAACTGGTACAGCAACTGCGGCAACAGTAGCAGCAACAAATAAATTCAATTTAACAAAACGTGTTGATTATTTAGCAGCAGCAGCAACTAATGCTGTAGCAGGTTGGCGTAGTGCAACAAATGCATTTCAAATTGGAAGTGGTACAACTAATGGATTATTATTTATTAATCAATTTGGATTTACTTCTGGTTCAACACAAGCAACACAAAGATGTTTTGTTGGAATGACAAACGCAACTGGCGCACCAACTGATGTTCAACCATCATCATTAACAAATATGTTTGGTATTGGTTATGATTCTGGTGATACAACATTTCAATTTTTTAGTAATGATGGTTCTGGTATAGCAACTAAAACAGCAATAACTGGATTCAATAAACCAAACGTAGATAAACAATTATTTTATGAATTAGCAATGTTCTGCGCACCAAATGATACTACTGTATATTATGAATTTACTAATCTATCTGGTGGTACAACATTTACTGGTTCAAGAAATACTGATCTACCAGCAAATTCAGTATTACTTAGTCCAAGGGGTTGGATTAGTGCAGGTGGAGTTGCATCAGCAGAAGAAATATGTTTGATGACTTTATATATTCAAACTGATATATAAAATAATATATACTAATGGATCAAGATAAATTAATGCAGATATTCGGTGCAGAAGAGTTGATACAAGTATTTGAAGACTTAAGTAGAGAAAACCAAAATACCATACTAACAAAATCATTCAGGAAAGCCGCTAAGATCATAATAGATGAGGCTTCAAATAATCTAAGAGGTACTTATAACCATGTAAGATTATCACTAACATCAGTGATGAAAAGAGACATTCAAACTATGGATGTAGGAGCATCAAAGAAAGGTGGAAATCTTGCTCATATAGTAAATGAAGGAACAAAAGATAGGTATACCAGAAAAGGATACTATCGTGGAAAAATAACAGGAAATAATTTCTGGAATAATGCATTATCAACAACAGAATCACAAGTAGAAGAAATCATCTACAACGATATAAAAACCAACTTTGATAAAGTGGTTGCAAAAAATAATAAAAGGTAAATGTCATTACAATTAGGTAAAGCAATATATTACATTTTAAGTGGAAATACTGAAGTTAAAAATTATGTAGGAAATAAGATTTTTCCAATTACTACAAATGAAGGAGTTTTAGCACCATTTATAGTTTATGAACGATATTCAATAGATCCAGAATACACAAAGGATGGACCACTACAAGATGTATGTTCGCTTTTAGTAAATGTGATAGCAAAAGAATACGCTGAATGTGTTGATATATCACAGGCAGTACGAAAAGCATTAGAAGGTAAACTTGGAGTATTTAATGGAGTTACAATACTTCAAAATCAACTGGCTGGTGCTAAGGAGGATTACGGAGTTGATGGCTACATCACACAACTGGAGTTCTCTATAACGAGCAAATAAGATACACCCGTATCTTAAAAAAATAACAATTTAAAAATGAGTGCAAATGTAATAAATGGAACAGACTTATGTTTATTTATCACCACAGGTGCGACCAAACGTTGTATTGCGTTGGCAACCACATGTAAGATAAGTACTTCAATGTCAACCAGAGAAATAGCATCAAAAGACAGTGGAGTATGGACTGAAAAAGCCGTTGGAAGAATGTCATGGAATTGTGACACAGATCAATTATTTACACAAGATGTAGTAAGTGGATTCACTTATGACAACTTGTTTGATTTAGTAACATCAAGAACACCAGTTGTGATCAGTTTCGGTATGGTCACTACATCAGGAATGGGATACCCACAAACATTGGGAACAAAATTCTTATCTGGAACTGGTTTAATAACTAAACTGGATCTTAATGCAAAAGATAATGATAATTCAACTTTCAGTGTAACAATTGAAGGAACAGGACCTTTAGCAAGAACTTAATCATCCTCATAGATAGTATCTATGAACCGACACGTAAGTGTTTAAAAATAGAGTAGGAGAAATACCTACTCTATTTACAAAAAGAAAAATATATATGGACGCAATAACTATTAAAATAAGACAAAAAGACTATTCAATAAAGCAAAGTTTTAGATCATACTTATTATTTGAGGAGATGACCAACAAGCAAATTAGTGAAATTGAAACATTAAAAGATATATTAACATTATTGTATTGTACACTAAAAGGTTGTAACAAAGATTTTAATTTTTCATTTGATGAATATATTGATTTGATAGATGAAGACAGCACTATATTGGCAAAGTTCAATGACTACAATAGTGTATTATCAAATCCTACACCTGAAAAAAAAACAAAAAAGGTTTAAAGATCGCTGACATTTATGGTATAGTTTGTTCAAGTGGTATTCATCCAAATTATTTTTTGGATGAAATGAGTATGTCTGAAGCATTCTATATTATAAAAAGAAGTGATGATGAATACAAGAATAAATGGGATCAAACTCGTTACATAGTTTATTCCATCATCCAATCACAATCAACAAAATCACTTATTCCACAAGATGTCTTAAAGTTTCCTTGGGACGAAAAAATTATTGTACCAACTAAATCCAAAGCAGAATTATTAAAACATGCTAAAGAAATGGAGAGCATGATCAACGATGCAAACTATGTCCAAGGTGAAATATGGACACCTGAATAATCAGGTAAAAAATTAAACAAAACTAATGGCAGATAAGGGATTTAATTTATTAACGCAACTATCATTAAATGATGAACAATTTAAAAACTCATTAAAGAATGTAAAGCAGAATGTAAAGGATTTGATGACAGGAGTAGAAGGTGCAACTGGAAATGTCAATGAACTTGGAAAAGCATTAGGTGCTTTGAAAAATGTATCATTTGCAGGTAAAACAACTGAAGAGATTAAATCAATAAACACACAGATTGGAAGTCTTAAAGAACAACTTAGAAGTCTTCACAATGAACAAGGTGGTGCATCATTATCAAACTCTTTTGACTCAAGCAAACTACTTGGTTTCGTTACGAAATTAGGTGGTATTGGTGCTGCTATTATGGGAATCCATGGAGCATTTGAAGGATTCAAGAAAGTGATGGAAAGTAATACAACAACTTCAGAACAACTTGAAGTTGCAATGGCAAAAGTTGATGGTGCAACTCAATCATTCTTTAGAACAGTAGCAAATGGAGACTGGTCAAACCTATTAGATAATATGAAAAATGCAATCAAATTATCTGCTGACTATGCCGAAGCAGTGAGATTGCTACATTATGAAGAAAGAGGTGAAAAAGATCAGGATGCATCAGATAAGAATAGAATAGCACACATCCAAAGAGAATACTTTGAATTGAAAGGTGTGATTGGGTCAGAGCAAAAAAGAAAAGATTTGGCTACTGAAGCATTAAAAATCTTTGATGATATGGACACCAGGCACACAAGAGTTGCCAAAGAAGCATATGACTTAGAATTAGAAACATTAGCAAAAAGGGTAGCAGGTAAAAATGCTACTAAAGAGGAAATAGCAGACAAAGCAAAACAAATTGTACAACTTGTAGAGTTCAGATCCAAAACAGAAGAAAACTACAAAGCATTACAAGAATATAAGAAAGTAACAAAAGAACTTGCTGAAAGCGAATCAAATGACAGAGCAAGTGAGCAGGCAAATGGTAGAGGTGCAAGATTAAAAATTGATTACACCTTAACTAATAACTTAAAGAATAAACTAAGTGAATTAAGAAGTGAATTCACAGGAATAGATGCATTGTCAAATATATTGTCAAATACTAATGATGCTGAAATTGATAAAGTTGCAGCAACTAAAAATGCACTTATTCAAGTTGACACAGATATCACAAAGGCAGGAAATAAGTTCCAAAAATGGGAATCACTTATAAATAGTCAATTTGCAAAATCAGATGACAGAAAGCAAAAAGAATTAGATAAAGAAAAGGTTGGTTTAGAGTTAATAGGTGAGGAAGTAAAGAATCTTGAAAAAGATATATCAGTTATTGTCGCAAATGGTGGACTTGCATCACCAGATCAATTAAAAAAACTTACTGACCTTAAACAGCATTATCAGGACGTAGCAGACAAAATTGCTTTAATAAATGCTCAAACAGATCCAAAGAAAACTATTGGTATAACAGCAAAGGATTCCACAATTG